TGAACCTACGACCATTTTAACATCAAATGCATTAGCAATAGCCCTTGTCCTTTTATTTACTGCAATCTGTTCTTCTGAACAACCGGGAGCACATTCTATATAAAAGTCCTCTCCAAATATATCTTTACACCATAAAATAAAATCAACAATAGACTCATGCCATTCCTTCTTGGCGGCAGTCCTACCAAATCTTTCAGCTTCCTCCATCTGTCTTATGGAGTAACCTAACTGTCCACCAATACATGCGGTTGTAGCAATCATATGACCGGGCACCGCCCCAATTATTCTCTCAATATCTTCATATGTAGTAGGAACTCTTTCCATGCCTCGATCTACATAACTATTTAACCATGCTATTGATGATAACTGTCTTAATTGCTTATGACCTACTTCATCTTTTGCAATCAAAATGAAATGATAATATACTTGACCTTTTGAACGATCCGGAGTCAAATATATCTCATTTCCTAATGCAACCTTAAAATCAGGATACTTTTCTTTAATTTCCTGTGCATATCTATATACTTGAATTGATCCACTTAAGCATTCGTGGTCTGTTATCGCTATTCCTTTTAAACCTAATTCAATCGCTCTATCTATTAAGTCTTTAGGTTTATTAATACAATCTAAAAGACGAATATTGCTGTAATGAGTGTGACTATGAACCTCGAATCGTGACATCTATACCTTAACCTCCTTATAAGTTCTTTCATACCAAATATCATCAAATGTACTTTTTGATATAAGGCAACTATAATCTTGATATATTTCTTTGCTTTTTTCTCCTCTTGATTTTCTTTCTCTTATATTTTTAACTTGTTCTGTTGATAAAATTCTTCGAGATCTTGCTGCCATACTTTTTCCCAATAAATCATTTCTTTTTTTATTTTCTTCTGTAAGAACCTCTGGCATTATATCTTTCCAAGTTTGTCCATTCCAAACTTTTGCAAACCCATTCATAGAAATTTTATGTTTATAAAAAGAATAACATTCTTTTTTTGAATAACCTTGTTGATACTTCTTTCTAATATCTATTACATCTTCCCTTGTCAACTTAGATCTTCCATTATTTTCACCACAGCAATGCCCTTTTGGACTTCCTCCGTCTCCTCCATTTGTTTCATTATAGCCATTTTTATAGCTATTATAATAATTGATCCAATAAATTTCTCTTTCTCCAGAAATAGAATAATCATCTAAAATATCTATAACTTCAAATTCAAAATTTTCAAGACCATATTTTCTTATTGCTTGATATAAAGTTTTATTATATTCTTTATGACCAAGAGTAAAAGCTAATCTTTGATGATCTTTCCATCTTCTTTCTAAATTATTGCTTTTACCTATATAACATTTTTGATTTGTTAAATTTGTTATTTTATATATACCCTGCATATTTTTCTCTCCTTGAATATTTATCTTGTCATATGATATGATAAATATTCAATAAAAATTAAATCTTTTTGTCCTTCTTTCTTATAATTATATCATAATTTATTTTAGAAATCAAAAATCTTTCTTTCTTATTTGTTTTAATCATGCTCCCCAATAGCTTCATTTAAAATTTGACAGAATCTCATAAGATCTCTCTCATGCCTTCGCATTACTATTGGTGCTGCTTCCTTACAACTTGCATTATTCTGTATCATATAATCATCTATATCTTTTAAATAAGCTTTATCTAAGGCTATTTGATAACGATACACTAAGGAATCATATATATAACCCTTTAAGTGTTTATCTTGCTCTTGCTTATTCTTTATTTGAAGTACTCTATCTTCTGCTATAACTTTAGGATCTATTGTTACTTTATTACTCATATTACTTACTCCTTATCAAAGTTACTTTCTCACTTGCTCTTGTTAATGCAGTATATAACCATCTTCTATGTTCTTCTTTATCAAAAGGAAAATTCTCTTCTATAACTAAGACTTTATCCCACTCGCTACCTTGTGCTTTGTGCGTCGTCAGGGCATACCCAAATTCAAAATAATCAGGTATATTAGCTGCGTATAATTTATTTTTCTTCAATGCATATTCGGTATGCCAATCTAATCCCTTTTTGCTATTAAGTAACATTTCTTTGTCCAAAGCAATATTATTAAATTTCTCTTCTGTTTCAGTTATAAAATTCCCTCTAAAAAGTTCTAATTTTTGACCTCTCATTTTTGCTCTTTGAGGCAATGCCTTGGGGATTTGATAAAAGCTAGGAAAGCAACTTTTAATATGTCCTACACTTCCATTTACAAGAAACTCTCCATTGGGTGATATTCTCTCCCAATCATTTTCTACGCATACCACCTTATCTCCATCTTGAATGTCTCCTTCAAATCCATATAACTCTCTACAAGTGTTATTAATTGAAACCCTTGTCTTATTTGTAGCAACTAAGATTTGATCCGCCCAAGTAAGCATCCCATTACATAAATCATCTTTCCTAAAGATACGAATTTCATTTCCATCATACTCAAGCGGCAACTCTATTCCATTACGCAAATCGAGTGTATATCTAATGATTTCACTTTCTGCCGCTTGTCGCATGATCTCGTCAAGAAATACATGAGGTTCATCTAATAGATGATTAGCTTCATCTTCCTTAACTGGAGGAAGCTGGAAAGGATCTCCTAAGAAGATAACAAACACTGGATAATGTAAGATCGACTCTATCATATTTTGAGGTACCATAGATACTTCATCAACTACTAAAATCTTATATTCCAATGAACCTTTTGGCATTCTCCTAAAACCACCATTTGGAAGTGGTACTGATTTATAAAGAAGTCGATGCAAGGTAGATACATTCTTATTACCCTTTCTTGATAATACTTGACAAGCCTTACCTGTGTAAGCACAATAACATACATCATCTTCCTCAATACCCTCACACATAAGCGCATCAATAATAAAGCGTACTAGCGTCGTCTTACCTGTACCTGCGTAACCACTAATAGTTACAAATTTATAACCCATTTGATATCTCTCTAAAGCCACATCCAATCCTTTAGATTGTTTATCTGTTAATACCATTTTATTTTCTCCTAACTTTTTTCTTTCTTACTATAATAATTTTATCATAAAAAAATAAAAAAGTCAATTTTGAGTTGAAAAAAACCTAAACTCAAAATTGACTTTTGGTTACGATAGTCTTGACCGACCTCGTGCCGAGCAGTTTATAGGAAATACTTAGACTTATTTATTATTTCATACTCTTCACAAAATATTTGTGAGGTATAATATCCATTCCACTCGTTAAGATTACACTTACCTACTATATTAACGGTGATAAATCCTTTATTCTCATACTTAAATAAATCACAATCTTCATCTGTTGCAAAAAATTTCATTATATTTACTCCATTAGGAAGTGTTATTTTTAATGTATTAGTTTTCTTTTCATATATATCAACCATATCTGGTGTTATACGCAAATTCATAATAGCTACTAATGGTTCATCTACATCTTTGCCCCATATATCACCTAATGTAGCTATATCAGCTATATCTTGAACCATTTGTAACTCTGTACCATCATATATCGCATCGACATAATATTTAGCTTCTGATTCCATATCTTGAAGCTGTTCATTAGTATATTCAATAAATTTATCAAGTTTATCTGATGGGATTGAAAGACCGAATGCTCCTTGATGTCCAATAGCAAAGTTAACATCTGGGAATCCTTCACATATGTCTTTGAAATTAAGAACTCCAACTTTATCGCATCCTCTAGCTGAGCCTTGATAATATTCAGTACCATCTACTTTAGTACGCATTAACATACAAACTGGACGTTGATAATTAGCCATAATCTTATTTGCTATAAGACCTGCTATATTCTTATCAACTTCACCTGAGTTTAAAGTAAAGACTAATACTTTATTATCCAACATATTATTAGTTTCAATCCGGTTCTTAACCAAATCCATACCCTTATCTTGGGCTTTAGTCTGTCTAGCCTTTACATTTGTTGCAACTCTTACTGCTTGATCTGCGATAGTTTCCATTTCACCAAGCTTATGCCCTCTCTTTGTTGAAGGAACTTCCTCAAAAGCATAAGCAGTGAGCATTGATCTAAATACTATATCTTTCTCTTCTTGTGTACCGCTTCTTACCATTGCATTAACAAAAGGGGCTATATAAAATGCTGCACCAATAGGTGTAAGTTTATCACCTATGGAATATTCATTTTTCTTTCTCATTTTATAAATAAAAGGATTTCGAAGATTACTTTCCTTAAATCCTTTAATAATTAAATGCTTTGTTTCAATAGAAGTCATGCTCATCATATCGGCTGTATTACCAAGAGCAACTAAGTCAAGAAATTGATTAGCATAATCAGTATTTCTTTCTTCATCAATTTTTCTACATACTTGCCAAGTAACACCTACTCCGGATAGATGCTTATTAGGATAATCTGATAATTGATTATTAACAACAGTAGCATATTCACTTAGCTTTGGAGCTTCATGATGATCCATAACTAAAACTGTTACACCCTTATTGAACAAAGCTTGATGTTGCTCATAATCATTAGAACTTGAATCTGGACACACAACTACATTAATACCAAATTTATCAATCCTACTCATATCATAATCAAGTAATCCATGTTGCTTGCCTTCATGTAAGAAATAATGAATATTATTCTTTGCCCATTCTTCATCCATGCAATAGCAATAATTCATAAAGAGGGCGGCAGACGTATATCCATCACAGTCAGCATCGACAACCACATCCACTTGAGACTTAGCTTCATACGCACATTCTACTATGCCCGCCGCGTCTTTTATCGCTTGTCCAAATAAATCTGGCGAACATATATCTTCATCTGTTGTATGTAAATAATGCTCTATATCATTTAATGGAATATTTCTATTGGTGAGAACCAAACTCTTTATATCAAGATTATCTTTGTTCTCATTGATTAACTGTATCTTCATTCTTTCTACTTCCTTTTATTTTCTTTTAGGATATCATAATTTTCAATTAAAATCAAGTCTTTATCATCAATATAGATTCTTTTTTTGAATAAATCCAAAAATTTTTCCTTGCCTTCATCTATCGGACTATCCTTATATCCAAGTATATTTTCCTTATCAAATATAAAACTCATTTGACAGAACTTATTATATCGACTATCCATATAATATAGCTTCTTAATCCATTTCTTCCATTCGGCATCTCCTATAGCTTTAAACTGTTTATCAAAAGCAATGATAATTTCTTCTACCCCTAAATTTGATAATAAAAAATAATGATAAGGTTGAAAGTTACTTCCACAAACTGCAACAGATATATCATTATCTAATCCAAAATAGGAGCTATAAAGCAAACATGATTTTTCACCTTCAAAAACAATAACTTTTTTCAAAGCTTTTATATTATTCTTTGAGAAGTTAAGATTATAAAGATTATAACCTAATGGATGATTATACATTTGTCCACGAAAGCTTGCTGGTCTATATTTACCATATACTTCATTCTCTTTTATTAATGTTCTTTCTCTTATTCCCACTAAATTATTATCAATATCATAGTGAGGAATAATAACAGATTCAGTTACAGGATTATATTTAATATTCCTTGCTTGCATAACTTCATCTGTTATCCCCTCTCTCTTCCAAGGAGCTATTCTTACTTTTGGAAGATTATCAATAATTTTATTGTTAAACTTCTTCAAAGTTATATTCTTATTATTGTTTTCTTTTGTTTTTTTATTTTTCTTTTGAAAAATTTTCCAATCATCAAGTTGTGATTTCTGATTTGAAAAATCTTCTTCTTCAGGAGTTATCTCATAGAATCGAGTTATAAATGTAACAGCATCAACCATCTCCCATTCATGCTGATCTATAAGAATATCTCTTGAGTTCATATATCGACATACTAACTCATATATATCAAAAGCTCCATCTGGACAGTTGGTATAACATTTGAATAGATGAGTATTGTCATAATAATATAATTTATGGCTATCTCCATTATGACATATAGTCTTTGCCATTATTAAATTATTACCTATTGTGATAGGCTCTCCACCTAACGCTTGAAGAAGTCTCGCGACATCATCAAGAGTTAGATTAAATTTAACTTTATCTTTATCAAAGTATGCCATATATTATTCTCTCTTTTCTACTTCTATATTCAAATATTCAATAGTCTGAAGTTCATACTGATATGAAGTTGCATACAATGGATAAATTTTACATCTACCCTTATCTGCTCTACACCATATCAAGATATGACAATATTTACCTCGTCTGTTCTTATATATACTAACTTTAATGGTTGGTTGCTCGTAACCTTTTTCTATCAATGGTTTCAATGCTTCTAAATCATCTTGACTTACTTCAAGCATTATCATACCTACATCTATTTTATCTGCAATAGCCTTAGCACCTCTTAATAGGTTCTGGTCATACTGCTGCGCAGTTCTATAATCTCCATTCAATTGTGTTGCTGACATTAAGAAAATACCATATTCAACACACAATGCCTTTAGGCGGACAGAGATCATAAATAGGATATTGTCCTCTCTTAATCCCTTTACACCTGTCTTAGACGTTACTTCTGATAATATCTTCATTGATGTATGAATATAATCAAAGAATATATACTTGCAACCATATTGCTTAACTGCATACTTGATTGTGTTCTCTATATCATTTAAACTAAAGTCAGGGAGGACTTTAACCTTTATCTCACTTTCTTTAAAGATCTTGGCCGCCTCTCTTACTCTATCAAGTTCGCCTTCTCCATATTCACCATTAATGATATGATCTTCATCTACATCTGCTATAAATGCCAACATCATTGTTTGGATCTCGTCAATTTCTTGCTCTGTCGTTACATATAAGACAGATTCAGCAACTTCTTTTTCAATCCATCTATTTTGTTCTGTACTAAATCTTTTTTTACATCCTATATAACAAGTATCGCCTATTAAACTA